GGACTGTTTTTTCGGCCCGTTGCTGTCCCTGATCTGATAGCATATGTTTTGACCATCCCCCAGCCCACTGCTCAGGCGTAAGACTATCGAATAGGTTGTTGCTCAAACGATCATCGGGTGCTATACTGGAATCAAGAATACTGATGTCGTTGTCACTGTCAATTATGGCAGTGCGAGCGCCGTCCTTTCGGACGGAAGAGCCCAGGGATGATGCGGTGTTCTTTTTTTGTCTCATCTGACCAACATTATAAACCTCATTAACTTCACCATTACGAGAAATAGATAAAGCCACTTCATAATAGCGCCCGTCGGCGTCTTCAAAGTACGCTCTACGGTAATCCCAACCCTGATTCGCCATCCCACGCTGTTGATGCTTATTATTAACATCTTCATTCCAGCTATCTGGAACAGAGATAACTGCTAATTCGTCAATGTGGCTCTCAGCCGCTAACTTCGCTCGATACTCATCATCAGACATCGCTCTTTTACGCCCATTTCTATCCTGCACCTCATTCCTAAACGTCGCCTTTCCAGCAGTATTGGCCGTAATAGCCAGCACATCGCCATTGTCCGCCATCAGGTATACGTCCTGATTTTGGCGGATTTTTTTGTTGATATACCGCTTCACTTGCTGACCCCACTGTTTAGGATCATCGCCGGTGATCACTTGACGATCAGCCTTTACGTAGGACTGTTTTTTCGGCCCATCGCTGTCTATAATCTGATACCGTCTATTTTGACCCTCTTCGCCCAACAGCTTCGCCCGCTGCTCGGGCGTGAGACTATCGAATAGGCTGTTGCTTAAACGATCGTCGGGTGCTATAATATTGTTAGCATCTGTATTGGTTTGAACCAGCTTGGGCAATTGGAGCCCTTCGCTCGTAAACCATTCAGATGCCTTTTTTGTATCCGGATACAGCAGTTTTCCTTCGTTAATATTTCTTTCTACATAATCATTCAGATTGTTCTTTCCATACAAGCTCGCTACCCGATTGACATCAAGGCGGTTTTGCTTACGATCTAAATGGATTGCGGCAATCACTCGATTCCCGGATTTATCTCCTATATCGGTCAATACCACAAAACTATTTGGCTTAGACCCTTCCAAAATGGCTAATGGATGCGCGATCTGATCGGGTAGTTTAGCTATTTCATCCCAAGCGATATTGTGTTTGCCACCGTTAATTTTTACAATGACACTCTGCGGCATAACGATAGGCAGCTGTTTTGCGCCAAACTGCTGAAGAATCTGCGGTGTCATACCCAAATCAAAATACTCATTCTCAGCCATTTGCCCTGAGACCCACCGTTTTAATTGTTCGGCGAACCGCTCATCAATTTTATACCGTGTGCCCTCAGTGCCCTGTCCATTTCGCGCCTTAAGCCCCTGCTCATACAGTGTCTGCGCCTGTCTAAGCATAGCATACTGCCGCTTTTCTGCCTCGCTCATACCGCGCATATTTCTAAAGTCACTAAGCCTCTGCTGGATATATTGCAGGATACGCTGAGCCAGATTGGGTTGCTCCGTCAAAATACGATTGGCCACACGTTCGTCAGCCAGCGCAATTTCTGCGAAATCCGCGCCGATCTCATCCAGAGCCGCGTGGTCGTCCAGCTCCACGCCGTACTCAGCGTACTCTGCCCGTTTGGCTGCGATAATCTGCTCCACAGTCAAATGACCATTGGCGTAATAATCTACGGCCATATCCATCAATCGGCTATGCTCATCAGTGCCCAGCAGGGAGTGATAGACCTCATGAGCTGTTGCCCGCTGCACCATCTTGGGATCGTCCAGTGTCTTAACATTGTAAACGATGGTATCGCCCTCGATATAGGCTGGCACATCATCCGACAAACCCTCGACCACGCGGTATTTAAGCCCTGCTTTTGCTGTGGCGCGATTGATGTAGCGCATCGCCCGATCATTTAGCCTAGCTGAATCCACATCGACAACTGTCTGCTGATGATTGACGTGAGTGGTTTGCTCAGCCTGCTGCTGGCTAGGCTCCTGCTGTTGCTGCATGGCCTCCTGCTGCACACCTGCAATGGTCTCTGCATCCTGATACAGCGCATTAGGTGCAGCTCCAGCAATACGGCTCTTGGCGTCCAGGTACTCATAATTGACTGGCACCGCCCCATCCATAGATTGATACCCTTGGGACAATGCGTCATCCAGATACATCTCGACCAGCTTGGCGCTTTTGATGTTTTCGCGGCCCTCATCGCGGATGATCCCCTGTAAGCCACGTGTGATCTGCTCATAAGTCATACCGTCGTCCAACATCCGCTCGATCGGCTCACTGTTGACTCTGCTCTGACCGGTCATGCCCAGCAGCTCGCTATTCTCGCCGCGCTGCACGAAGCGCTGACCTTTGATGCCGTTTTGCACATCACCCAACAAGACAGCCGCCTGCTCTTGGTAAAATGGCTTGACCGACGGGTGGTCAAATTGGAAGGCTTTGACCGACTTATCGCCCACAGCCTCCCGCGTCCTCTGATCGATATGCAGCTCTGGCCGGACAGCTTGAGGTCGCTGTACAGCATCACCCCTTAGCGGTTGTCCAGTCTGCTCCCCAGCCGCTTGAGCAGTATGCTCAGCCTGCGCTGCCTCTGCTCTGGCCTGCTGTGCGCTCAGCTGATCAGCCTGAGCATCTTGCTGACCAACCACCCGGTCATACTGTTCCCGCAGATCGGCCTGCACCGAATTGTCAGCTTCCTGAGATTCTGCTGCCGTTCGCGTTTTTGGTGCCACAAGTTGACCACCAGCTCCCCAGAGCAATCCCCCAACAATGCCCTGCCCTGCGGCGTCCGCGACTTCTCCTAACATAGCATTAGGCGCTTCTGGTGCATAAATAGCCCTTTGCAGATAAGGGGTCGCAACTTGCGCCACGCCTTCCTCCACTCCCTCGCCCAAAGCGCCCACAGTAGTACGTCCTGCGATACGTACAGGTTTTACAGCATGAGCAAACAAGTTGTCCAGGTTTACCATACCCTTGCCCATCCCAGGCAGGATGTTAAACATTTTCTCAATAGCCACCTCTTTGACCGCGTCTGCCGCACCGTATTGGATCGCCTGATCTAAACTTGCCCCTTCTGCCAATGCCTGTGCTGATGATCCACCAAATACATGACCAGCCAAAACGCCCATACCTGCAGCAGGTCCAATCGCAAGACCTCCAGCCACCATAGGAGCCATCTGGGCCGAATTGCCTACAGCTTTGGCCAGCCATCTTGAGTTGTCCGGAATAGCTTTATATTGCTCTTCCCAATCCATAGCCCGCTGTACCGAAGCTTGGTTGCTGGCGATCATCTGTTGCTGCAAATCATTGCTGGCATTGCCATATTGGCTGCCCATTTTACGGACAGTGTCTGCGGATGAGCCATCTGGCAACAGATCGGCAAAAGCATTGGCCATCCCTGACCCAGCGCCAAAACCTTTCGCATAGAAAGCCCTTGGTACATTTGCCAGATTGCCGCCCACATCCTTCAAGGACATGACGGCTCTATCCTTTACAGCCGTGCCCCACGAGGGCGTGCCAGCATTATAACCGAATCCGGCTTGTATATCTTCTTTCGTCAATGTAGGATTGAGCGTGCCTGCCCGTTTAACCACTGGCTGCACTTTTGGGATCGTCTTTATCCTCCGCTGCGCTCCAGCTAATACAGGCATTGCCGATACATTAACAGGCTGCTTTATGGTATTAGGGTCAAACGTTTTTACTTGTGGGCGCTTCAAGGTCTTTTGCACCAGTGGTCTTTTTACTTGTGCTGCCGCCTCAAAATCCGCCTTAGTGATTCTTGGATAGACTGTTCCCTTTGACCTTTGCTCCATTTTTTGCCGTTTTTCAGCTACATTTTGAGCCGCTTGGGCTTCCAGCTGCCTGAATCTTTCTCGCTTTTTCTCCCTTTCTTCCAGCAGCTCCTGTAATCCAGCCATCTGCTCACCCCCCTTATCTCAACAAGTTGCTTAGATAATCTATAGGCTGCTGCGTCCTAATCAGAGTGGACAACTCGTCGGCTGTCAACTGATACTGTTTGCCGTTATACGTTGCATTAAACAGTCCCCCGCCGCTCTGAGTTGCCGCTGCGGCTGTTGACCCTGAACCGCTGGTATCTGCAAAAAGCCCATCATAGCTGTTGCCACTGCTCACTTGCCTGGCACTCCTCCCACTGCTGGTCTTCGGTACTGTTTGAGCGATCTGCATCTGGCGCAGCATGTTGTAATAGTCATCCGCGCTGTTTAATCCAGCCCACTGTAAGACCTCTGGCGACAGAACGCCCGCATTGAGCAGTTTGTACAGCCGATCGCTCTCGCTGTCGCCCTGAGCCTGCTGCATCTGTTGGAGCTGATAGTTATACTGCTGCATCGCCAGCTGCTTATTCCAGTCCGCATCAGACTGCCGGGCGGTTAGCTGCTGCTCCGTCAACCAGCGATTGTACATCTCCTGCTCATACTCCTGCTTCATAGTGGCCATCTGCTGCAAATACTGCGATTGCAAACTGGCAATATCCGCATTACCTGTCGACTGCGCCTGCACCTTAGCCTGATCCAGACCTTGCAGTGCGCTCTGCTTGTTTTGGTTGATGCTGTCCAGTGCCTGCTGATAGGCCGTCTGCAAGCCAAGATTGGTCGTCTCGCTGATGCCCGTGTTGGCCAAGCCGCTGGCCGCCAGATTTTCCCGCGCCGCCTGCTGACCCAGCCGCTGATTGATATATGCCTGTCTGGCTGCATCGTCCGCCTGCGACTGGATACCAGGACGCTGAGCATCGATCTGGCCCATCAATGCCTCCAACCGCGCCTTTTGTGCTGCCTCAGCCTGCGCCATTGCCTGCTGATAATAATCCATTGCCGCTGAGTTGCCGCCAAAAGACGGATACTGATTATTGCCATAGGTAGGTGCCATAGCATTACCCATCTGCCCCCGGCCGCCCTGCGGTACAAATTGCGTACCATCAAAAACCCAAAGGTTTCCGTCCCCGAAGACATCCAGTGTATCTCCAGTTTTGTACAAATTACCCTGGCCGCCCGTTTGAAGGTTGTTGAGACCCAATCTATTAAGCTCTGTATCGATCTCCGCCTGTGTCACATACCGGCCATCTGACCGTAGCGTGCCCACACGGTTTAGCAAATCTTGACGGTACTGATCAGCCGTCATGCCGCTCTGTTTGAGCGCATACTGTAGATCTGCGTTGTAGCCATTGTTGCCCGTCGTACTCCCTACACTGCCAGCAGACCAGCCGTATTTTTGCTGCATAGCCTGCTGGACCAGATTGTCATAGTACGCCTTTTCGTCCGATGTCAGCTCGCGCGGTGCGCTGCTGACGCCGCTGTAAGACGGATCATAACCCACGGCCGTATGACCGCCGTTACCATCGCCGTGGAACTCCCCATTGACGTATCCCGTACTGCCTCGCTTGTCACTGAGCTGCGTCCGATTGCCGTTGTTATCCGTGTAATAGGCCGAGCCGTCTGGATTGTACGTGTAATGCGCCCCGGAGTTGGTCACCTTACTGCCGCTGCTGTCGCTGGCCGTATTGTGGTAATAACTACCCCAGTCGCTTGCTGTCGCCTTGCCGCTGGACATTGCCTTATCAAAGGCCGCCCGCGCATCGCTCAAACTCTTATATGCCATGTTGACCATCCTTTCTGTATCAAAAAAGGCACCCTCTAGTGAGAGTGCCTGATTGCGTTATCGTTTGCTGTTAATATCGACGATCTTAGTGCCCTTGATCTCCGGCAAATCATCTGCGCTGATCTGACCTAAAGCAACCAATCGATCCAGATAAGCGTCGTCAATCCAGCCCCAGGTATAGCAGTTGGTAAGAGTGACCACGTTAAACATCAGTCTCACCACCCTCTACTACATCCGGCAGGGCCTGCTGCATAGCCAGCTGACCAATGACATCGACCTTGCTGGACAGCTCAGTTAGTTTTTGCTGCAACTCAAAGTTAGCCAACTGCTGCTGCATGATGATCGATCCCTGCGTATCGGCCTTGGCCTTTAACGCCTCAATGGCTGCCTGCTGCTCTTGGATGATGGCAGCAGCGGCTTGTAACTGCGTCTCTAATGTTTGCATGGTCAGACCTCCTCATATTTTATACACCTTAAAAATCGGGTACGTCGAATACGAACTGTTGGTCATCGCATAAGACAGATTGTTAAATGACATGATGTTATCAGTCTCCACATCCGGCGCAAAAGCTTGTCCCGATCCTGTTGTAATACTTGTTTTTCCCGGCCCGTACAGCTTACCAGATAGATTAAACGACCGATCACTGGTGTGGCCGCTATAGCATTTTATACTGATTAGGATACCTTTGCCGCTGTAAATCGTTCCCGGTGCCGGTTGAATGTCGACTGTTTTTGAAGATTTTCTGATCGCTGACATCGCAGTACTGCTCCCAGCGATCGCTGACATCGCAGTACTGCTCCCAGCGATCGCTGACATCGCAGTACTGCTCCCAGCGATCGCTGACATCGCGGCCGTGTCCTTGACCACGGCCGCGATGTCAGCGTACGAACTTGGGGATTTACCCGCACAGCCAATGGCGAATTTCGCAATGGCCATGCTGCTGCTTTGTACTTTTGACAATGCCGCTGATCTAGCAAATATCGCATCTCTTGCCGTCTTGCTCGCACCAATAGCGTTCATTGCAGCCGCTGACGCGGCTACCGCCTGCATGGCCGTAGCGCTAGCGGCTACCGCCTGCATGGCCGTAGCGCTAGCGGCTACCGCCTGCATGGCCGTAGCGCTAGCGGCTACCGCCGAAATCGTCCCCAAGGGTACGATTTCGGCTTTTACGCCTTCGGGCAGCTTAAAGTAACTCCACAGGAAGAATCCTACACCGCCTTGTTGTCTAAAGATCCAGTCGATGCTTTCATCGTTGACCTTGAGCGCATACACCGTTTCCAGTATATACACATTAAGTGGCTTATCCCTGTCACTATTGACCGCATCAAAGTTAAGTGACTGATCGATGACTGTCCCAATGCCGCCAATCGTTTCTGTCATCGCTCCCATCTGATCCGTCACAAAGTTCTGCAAAGCCGCCATCTGATCATTTACAAAGGTCTGCATCGCCGCCATCTTTGTCTCCAGATCCGCCAGCCGCTCAAATACGGTTTGCTCCCCACTATCTCTCGACCCAATATTACTATCAACCCTATCAAGCGTTGGCTTATCCGCCAAAAATATCTTATCCCCTGCTGCCATTACTGCGCCTCCTCTACATATACCGCCCCATCCTGTACGCCCCACTTATACCGTTTGCCGGTCACGGCATCCGCCATCAAAATGGCATTATCCGCATACGTTTTAGCCGATGCCAAAGCGGCATCGGCTTTTGTTGTGGCGTCAGCAGACGCTGCCGCTATGGCCTCACGCTTGGCCGTATCCGCCAGCTCACGCGCCTGCGCGTTGGTGGCAAAATCGTTGCCCACAATAGCGGCTGCTCTATCCGCCTCGGACTTAGCCCGATCGGCCTCAGCAGCAGCCCGCGTGACCTCATTGGCAGCCTCCTCTGCTGCCGCATCAGCGTCCGTCCTAGCAGACTCAGCCAACTGCCGGTCCGCTTTTGCCGCCAGTGCGGATTGCTCCGCATTTTTGGCCGACACAGCCGCCTCTGCCGCACTGGTCGCTGCCGCTTTGGCGCTGCTATCCGCTGCCTGAGCGCTGGCCGCTGACTGAGCTGCTGAGGTCTGACTGTTGCTGGCGCTGGCCGCCGCGGCCTCAGCTGATGCCGCAGCCGCGTCCTTTTTAGCATCCAGCACAGCCAACGCCTCCGGATCAAAGTGGCTCAGCTGCAAGCTGCTTGGCTTGATGCCCGCGCTCACTCGACCGGCAGACACGGTAAAAAGGATAGTGGTGCTGTCGTCAAACTCCGTCTGCGTGATAAAGGTCGACAAGTCCACCCGCTGCTCTGAGCCATCCACCAGGGTCAGCACAAACTGCTGCCCCTCCAAACGCACGTCCAGCGCCACCTTAGCCAGAGCCGTATCGAGGGTGTAAGTGCTGCCGTCATAATTGGTCAGAGTAAAGACACCCGTCGCCGCGTTAAAGGCCACCTTGTGCACCAGCGACACCGCTTCTGCCGCGTCAAATTTCGTCGCCAGCAGCGCATCCGCCTGTGCCTTGGTGTAGCGGTCATCGATCAATGTTTTGACAGCCTCCAGCATCTGCTGCGCATTGAGTCCAGCCACGCCCTCTATGGCCTCCACCCCGATTTCTGCCGCGCCGCCCGTGCTGATCAGCGCATCGATCAAGCTATTTAACCGAGAGGACACCAGCTTTTCTGCCACGTGGTCAAAGGTCGCCTTGAGTTTGGCCGCATTGATGCCCGCCTCACTAGGCCGATCCGGCAGAGCCTTGACATCCACCTCGGCAAAGTCCGCATCCGCCAGTTTAAAATCCGTTATACTCATCATCTCACCCCTTAAATTTGCCCTGCACCGTGTACTGTGCTTCCATCTCATAAAAGCCAAAGCCCTCGCCAGCCGCTGCATTCTCGATGCGAAACTGGATCAGCATAAACTTCTTGGCCTTCGCATTGGTCGGCACGATCATCGGGCTGTCATCCGTGTTAAAGCTGAATCGCTCAAAGTTAATATCGCTAAAGTCAAATATATCCACCGTGCTGTGCTTGGTCAGCCGCAGCTCGCCCTTGATGCGGTAATAGATATTGACGCTGGAACGCCTGTAAGGCGACAGCATCAGCCAAAAGCCCTTGAGCGTCTTGTAGCGGCTCAGCTCATCAAACGTAAAAAATGGTGTATCCCAGTAGCAGCGGATAGGCGCGCCGTCATCGGCATAAGCGTCAAACTGCGCCGTGTGCTCATCATCAAACGCAAAGGCCTTGATCCGCCCCACGCTGTCCCCAAAATACAACCTACCGTCAAACTCCCACCACACGCGCGCGTCGATGTTCGTCAAGTAGTACCACTCGTACTGGTACGTACTCTGCGGCGCGTTTTTTTCGTACTCCTTTTGACGCCCATCGGCCATGTAAACGTGACCGCCCACGCTCAGATAGTAGCAGTTGTTGTACTCAATGGCCGCAGCCTCGGCAAGCGCCTTTTCTGCGGTCAGGCGCGGGTTGATGTAGTACGACCGCACCTGGGCATAACGCTCCATGTTGAAGTCCTGCGTGGTGATGGCGTACACGCCCTGCCTGGCCAAGAAAAACGGCTCTGTGCCCAGCGTGGCAAAGGCGTGCTTACTGATCGCCCCCACACCGGCAATACCACCAGAGACCGTAAAGACCGATTTGCCCTCGCTGAAGGCACCGGTCAACAGGAAGATGGTCTGATCCTGCTCATTGTCCTCCTTGTGCACTGCCAAGCTATTGCCGACACGGCTGAATCCCATGATGGCGCTGCTGTCCTGACCTAAAATAGCGTAATTGACGTCCGGAATATAGGACGGATCATCCAAAGCGCTCCACCAGAGCAGGTTGGGATGCTCGGCATTGCCCGCGAAAAACGTCCTGTCTGTAGCGCCATTAACGCCGTAGGCTGTGGTCACTGTACTGTGATTGATCTTGTCCGCAGCTCCCTCAACGGCTTTGCAGAAGGTGATCTCCACATTATCCCGTCCAGTCACCGGCGAGGCTCCCGGTGCTGTCTTAAAGGTTACCTTGCCTGCCGTCCGGTCAACGGTAAAATCTGTGGTCTCTTTAAGATCCACCCAATCACCGCTGCTCGATAACTTGCGCGCCGTCACCGCTCCGCTGTCCAGCTCCTTGCTGTCCAAGACGTACACGGTCGTGCTGTCCTTGCCCAAAAAGCTATTGGTGCGCTTGTCACTGATCAGATTGACGCCCTCCAGCAGCGTCCCGCCAGTACCATCTGGATTACGGCTGATGATCGTTGTCGGCGTATAAGCGATCTCATTGGCAGCCTTACAAGCAAAAGCTTCGTCAAATTCTCCGTAAACCCAATAGGTCCGCCCATCCAGTATCCAGAGTCGCTTGTTTTTCTGAAAGGCCGTACTGCGCTCATCGTTAAGCCCCTCTTTGATCACTGTCCCGTTGGCTGACCACACCTCGTCCTGACGGCTCCACTCGTACAGCTTAGTCCCAGCGTGCACCAGCACTTTTTCCACATCCTCTGTGGCCAGTCGATAGATGCCATTGATGCGTCCGGCATCAAACATACCTACCGTCCGATAACCTGTGCGCTTGACTGGCTTGCCTGCCAAGTCAGAGGTGATATTTTCTGCGTTAGGCGAGCGATACGGCTTGACTTGCGTGGCGTTGTTGGCGAAGTCCACGCCCTTGAAGGCCGCAATATTGAGCCTGCTCACTTTCGGGCTGGCAGGCACTCTCAACTGTGTCGTCATCTCACCACCACCCCGTCGCGCTGACAAATCGCTCCGCACCACTGGACGCCGAATTATTCAGCCGCTCCAAGCCGATCTCGAACTCATTGCGATAGATGGTGGCGATAGAGTTGTCATCGTCCTTGTACAGCTGGCTGGCGATATACAGCGGCACCAGCACCTCAGCCTCGCGCGGTATATTGAGCGGCGTATCAGCCGTCGTGCTGCTGGTGATTATTGCCGGATAGGCGTAATAGTAGAGCGTATACCGCCCGGCCTTGCGCCCATCCAAGATCAAGGTGTGCTCGCCCTCTATCTCATAATGCGCAGGCGCTCGGTTGTCCCCTACCTCCAACACCGCGCTGTTGGGCATTAGCCGATAAAAGTCCTTGATCAGATCCGGCAGCACGTATTTACACCACCGCTCCCCCGTAACTTCCTGCTCGATCACGTACGACCGCACGACAAATCGCCCCACCGTCGCGATCATCCGCAGTGCCTCATTGGCTGCCTGCGGCATGGCTGCCAGATAAGGCTTCGTACTGTCATTGACCTCCAGGGTATTACCGCCAATTAAAAACATCTTTTGCAGCGCCGCTATCTGACACTCGCCCCAATTCATCCTATCGCCTCCAAAAAATGACCGCAAAAAAGCACCTACCGCAGACGATAGGTGCTTGACGTATAAAAAATTATCCGTTAGAATATACTTAAATATAGGAGTTGTCGCTTTTGCACGGCGGTCGACCCCTAACGAGCCGTACTAAGCCGCCTTAGCCTGAGGCGGCCTTTTTATTTTCCCTTTTTCACCAGGGAAATGACACCAATAATAACCAGACAAAACGTTAAAAGTTCCATCCACGTTACCATCAGCACCACCCCCTCTCCAAAATCATCTAAAGAGGGGGTGACCGCCAAGCGACAACTCTTGGCTTATTCTACCACACAATCGTTCGACACGCCATATGTAAGACGGCCTGCAAGCCGTCTTTTTTTATGCCCTAAATCAGCTCAGCGCTGTGCCACCGGTAACGCCGCCCAGCACCATACCGCGCCAGTTATTAAAGCCTGCGCTCCAACGCGCTCTGCCCTTGTAGACCGCCGCATCGTTGTCCTCGTTGACGTAGGCCTTGACCGCCAGCGGAATACGATCAAACCACACCGCCGTACCATCCAGATCGTTGAAGTTACTGTCCAGCAGGATAAAGGGTTTATCCGCCGCATTAGCCGCCAGCGTCCAATATGGCCACACGATCACATTCCACCGGCCGAAAAGGTAGTTGAAGCCATTATTGGCAGTATCCGGGTCTTTGTCGGCGCCAATAGCTTCAAACACCGCGTTTTTGAGGCTGTAATCATTGGGGATGATGATGGTATCCGGCGCTAAGGTCAGCAGATTGCCATTGTCATCCATGAAATTCTGCATCACCGTTTCCAGCGCGCCTAAAGTGTCCTTACTGAAAGGCCCAGCATACAGATTGGACTGCTTAAGCTTAGACCCCATGGTCACCGACGGATGCTCCTTGCTAAAGAGCGGCTTGCCATCGGCAGCCAGCGTGGAAAAGGTCTTGCCACCAATGGTCACATGATCGCCAGTAGCCCCCGTGATCAGCGCTGCGCCGAACTTTTCCCGGCTGCGGTAGTAAGATGCCGTAAATTTGTTGGCCCGAATCCGCATCAGGCCAATTTTGTTGTCCTCCACCATCTCTTGCGTCACGCTGAAACGGTTGAGGAAGGTCATGTGCTCCAGCGTTTTGCTGAAGCCCTCTTGGAAGTCCGTATCGGGATAAGCGCCATTCTCACCCACCGGCTGGAAGTCGCCCATCTCCGTCAAAGAAGTCATCTTCTCAGCCCAATTTTTACTCTTGCGGATGCTGAAGATCTTCGGCACCGCCATCATCTGCTCGAACGCCTCCGCGCTCTTTTCCATGCACATATGGATGGGCTCGGCGCTCTTGCCAAACACGCTGTCATTGAGCCCGCTGGACTTGCTAAATACAATACCTGCCATTACACATCACTCCTATCGTCTAAAATAGCCGCGGACTTTGCCGCCCACCGCTGTATCCAAAATGGCCGAAATCATAAACACCCCAGAGGCCGTGGTCGCTGTGACCTGCTCCCCATCAGTATGCAGTGTTACCTTATCGCCGACCTTGAGCGCTGTCCCTGCCGCAGACAGCGTTGTCTCCAGCTCCTGCAGCTCACTCACCCGCGTTACCGCCAGCTGATCACCAGCCCCAGCCCCAGAAAGCTGCTGCTGGCAGATAAACTCCGGCGTTGCGGTCGCACCACACTTGGTAGCCGCACCGCCAGAAAGCACCAGTGCCTCACCGACGGCGTAGCTCTCGCCTGCTGTAGCGGGCACTTGCTCAAAATTGGCCGCATTGCCGATCATCGTTGTTGCTTGCTTAAAACCCATTATCCATCACTCCTTCATACTTCTCGCATAATGTTTGGCGATCTCCTTATCAGAGATGCCCGGATTCATTTCCTTGTACATTGCCCTGATCTCCGGCGGCACGACCACCGCCTGGCCGGACTCCTTGCCCGGCGTGGGCTGCAAATGAGCCTTTCCTGCTGTCTGATTCAGCACCCGCTGTCTAGCTGCGCCAGCTCTTTTTGCGGCCAAAGAATCAAAGTTGGCCAACTTATAAGCGTCCACCAGTGAGTAGCCCTGACGCACCATCGCGTCAAACTGCCCAAAGGTCTCCATCTTGGTGATGTCCTCCAGGCTCGTCACCTGCGGGTCAATAGCACTGATCGCCTTAAGCTGCTCAGACATGATCTGCTGCCCCATCATCTGCTGCTGTTGGGCGGCCAGCATCTTGGCCTGCTGTACCGCTGGATTACTCTCGATCATCTGCTGCAGCACATCCGGCGTAATGCCTGCCGCCTGTAGCTGCTCCTCTCGGTAAGCCGTTTGGTAAGCTTTAAGC